TCTATCGTTGCCTCTGAGAAATGGGGGCATGGGTTCGGCAACCTCCCTAAGGCGGATGGAACGCCATACAAAACCACCAAAGGAGCATTTCGTAATCACCCCTGCACTGTGTGGGCAAGTGACTTCGTGCTCAACTGGCGTTGGTTGATTCAACATGGACTTGCTCTGTGCGAAGAGTATTCTCACAGATACCAAAAGATTCACACTTGCTTACACACTCTTGCATACGCAAATCAAATCTTTCCTTACGGTGATCCAGCAGGACGCTCTGGTAAAGAACCCAAACCATTCGCCCGAGCAATGCCTGATGAGTTTAAATATGACACAGGCATTGACACTTTTACTGCTTACAAAATGTACATTAGCAGCAAACCTTGGGTTGCATCTAATTATCTTCGTGACCCATCCAGAAAACCGGATTGGGTATGATTCATGAAACACATACTTTTTACCTTAAAGGGATGTTGTCCTGAACTTCTTGATAATAAAGAGTTCATTCGAGTTCTGTTATTCAGAGCATCAAAAGAATGTAAGTCTACTCTTTTGAATCTTGCAGTTCATAAGTTTGATCCTCAAGGTGTTACTTGTGTTGCTATGCTTGCAGAGAGTCACATCAGTATTCACACATGGCCGGAGAAAGGAATGGCAGTATGTGATGTATTCACATGTGGAGAAACTGCTACACCTGAAAATGGTGTAGAATATATGAAAGAACAATTGAAGGCAACTGATATTGTGTCAGAACAATTTGAAAGACCTTTAGAATGATATGGAACCAGATCCTTACGTTCAGTTTTTAGAAAATTGGATACCTGGAATAGGTGAAGATACTAAACTTCACGATCAACTTCATAACCATTTTAATCTTGGATTTAGTGTAAATGATGAAGCAAAACTCCTTGGATTTCAGTTAGGTCATCATCCTGCTGGAAATTTTTTTCATGTTGTGGTATTCTGTGTTATGAGCGTTACGATATATCCAAATAGTTATCGTAACAGTTTGAAAGATCTGCAAGATTTTTATGAAGCATATTTGCTTGGAAAATACTGGCAGTCCGTTTCCTATTGGTTCATTCCCAAAACAATATTATGAAAGATCTTTAGAATGAAAACCACTTTAACCATTGAGAATGATGAATTTCTAACCTTCACTCCAGAAATCCTAGAAGCAACTGGATGGAAAGAGGGAGATGTGTTAGAATGGATTGATAATAATGATGGTTCATTTACTTTGGTGAAACAAGAACATGCGTAATGAATTTCTTTGGGTTGAAAAATATCGACCTAAAACAATTGAAGAATGTATTTTACCTTCGGAAACAAAAAAAACTTTTAAAAGTTTCCTAGATAAGGGAGAGATACCAAACATGCTACTTGCTGGTCCTGCTGGATGTGGCAAGACTACGGTAGCAAAAGCACTATGTAATGAATTGGGAGTAGATAATTATGTCATCAACGGATCCGATGAAGGACGCTTCCTTGATACGGTCAGAAATACTGCAAAAAATTTCGCTTCGACCGTATCACTTTCGTCAACTGCTCGACACAAAGTCATCATCATCGATGAAGCAGATAACACAACAAACGACGTACAACTCTTATTACGGGCGTTTATTGAGGAGTTTCATGGCAACTGCCGATTCATCTTCACCTGCAACTTTAAAAACAAAATTCTTGAACCGCTTCACTCCAGAACCACAGTCGTCGAGTTCGGAATCAACGGAAAGCAAAAACCCGCAATCGCCGCCGCCTTCTTTAAACGAATCCAAGAAATCTTGGATACAGAAAGTATTGAATATGATAACAAGGTCCTGGTAGAACTTATCAATAAACACTTCCCTGATTGGAGACGTGTTCTTAATGAATGTCAGAGGTATGCTGCTAGTGGTAAGATTGACTCTGGTATTCTTGCAACCTTTAGTGACGTAAAAGTAAATGACCTGGTTAAAAAACTTAAAGAGAAAGATTATCCCGAAGTACGTAAATGGGTTGTCAATAACTTGGACAACGATACTAGTGTACTTCTGCGTCGTATTTACGATGCTTGTTATGATTCCATGGTCCCGAGTAGTATTCCTTCTGCTGTGCTTTGTCTTGCTCGGTATCAATATCAAATGGCGTTTGTGGCGGATCAAGAAATAAATATGCTTGCTTGTCTTACTGAAATCATGGTGGAGTGTGAATTCAAATGAGAACACAAAATAAGGAAAACTATTATTACTGGTTCTGGATTGTGGCTATGGTTGCGTTCATAGTTCCTCAGGTGTTCACTGCGTGGGCATATGTTAGACTGGTAAATATCTTTGAAAATCCAATCCAAATTGAGTATCAATCAAAATGAACGTCAAAGTAATTCGTATGTGGTCTGGTGAAGATGTTGTCACCGATCTTTTAGAAGTGAAAGAAGATTCTATCGTTATCACTAATCCTCTCGTTGCTGTTCCTACACGGGATGGACAGATGGGATTTGCTCCATGGGCACCACTTCTACCTCAGAAGAATCATGAGATAGAAGTGTCTCGGAAGTATGTTGTTTATATTTCTGAAACTCAAGAACCGATTGAGAAAGAATATAATAACATGTTCTCTGCTATTCAAACTCCTAGTAAAAGTTTAATTCTGTGATGAAGTCTCTCAAGACACCCCTTCGTTATCCTGGTGGTAAGTCTCGTGCTTGCACTAAAATGGATGTATATATTCCAGATCTCCGTGATTTTACCGAATACCGAGAACCATTTCTTGGTGGCGGTAGTGTAGCAATACATATCACAAAGAAATATCCACACTTGAATGTGTTGGTAAATGATCTCTATGAACCTCTTTATAACTTCTGGGTAACTCTAAAAGAGGACGGAGACAAACTATATAAGAGACTGCAGGAACTTAAGTCTCGTTATCCAGATGAAGCATCTGCAAAAGGATTATTCTTAGAATCAAAGGAGTGTCTGAAAGATGAATCAAATAATGACGCTTTATGGCGTGCTATCAGCTTTTATATTGTCAATAAGTGTTCTTTTAGTGGTCTCACCGAATCATCCTCCTTCAGCAGACAAGCAAGTCACTCCAACTTCTCAATGCGAGGAATTGAAAAACTCCCAGGATATAGTCAAATAATCCGGAACTGGACAATTACGAATGAGTCTTATGAATTCCTACTTACCAACAACAAGGAGTGCTTTACCTACCTTGACCCGCCCTATGAAATTGGATCTAATTTATATGGAAGGAAAGGTAGTATGCACAAATCATTCAACCACGACGATTTTGCTACCGATTGTTCTAGGTGTTCTGGTGCTCAACTCATATCTTATAATTCGTCTCAACTCATTAAGGAAAGGTTTGAGGGATGGAAAGTAGGTGAGTTTGATCTTACATATACAATGCGTTCCGTTGGAGAGTATATGAGAGAACAGAAAGGACGTAAGGAACTTTTACTTTATAATTATGGGACCTAAATTAATTCAGCATACAACAACTAAATGTCCAAACACTGGATGTAATATCACTCTTATTGGGTGGAGAACTCCATCCGGGTGGACTAAAGAAGAATCCGAAATTTGTCAGAAGTACTATCAACTTCAAGCAAGTAAACTTGGAATGGGATTGGAAAGGTATATGAAGGAGTTTCACTGATGGAATTGAAGGACTGGCTTAATTCAATCAACTTTACTAAGGAGGATCTATCAGAACATACCAAAGATTATCCTCCATACATTATCAATCGTTGCTTATCTGGTCATCTAGACTGCGTGATGTTTGCCAATGAGATGAATCTTCATCATCATCTTGACAAGGACATGCAATATTCATTTTATCTAAATAGTCTGAGGAAAAGAAAGAGATTCTCTCCCTGGCTCCGTAAGGATAAAGTCACGGATCTAGAATGTATCAAAAAATATTATGGGTACAGTAATGAAAAAGCATCTCAAGCTCTAAAAATCCTGACACAAGAACAGATTAACTTTATTAAACAACGACTTGATACTGGAGGAATGAAATGACTAATACTGTAGAACCTACGGTTGATTGGTCTCAAGATCAGATGGTTGAGGTACTTCTAAATGAACCAGATGATTTCTTGAAGGTTCGCGAGACACTTACACGGATTGGAGTTGCATCGCGTAAGGAAAAGAAACTCTATCAGTCCTGCCATATTCTGCATAAGCAGGGAAGATATTTTATTGTTCACTTTAAGGAACTGTTTGCCCTGGATGGCAAGAGAGCAAACCTCACAGTGAACGACGTACAGCGCCGTAATCGCATCACACGCCTTCTAGCGGACTGGGGACTCATTGCGGTGGTAAGTCCTGATAGCGTGGCAGACATCGCCCCTCTGAACCAGATCAAGGTGCTTGCATACAAGGATAAGAACGACTGGATTCTGGAGCAGAAGTACAACATCGGTAAGAAAGGAAAGACCCAGGAAACCGAATAAATAAGACCGAGACCTTTCGTGCGGTCTCTACGAAAGTCGGAACACCCTATAAACTGTTACGGTTATTGCTGTAGCAGTTTTTTTGTATCTATGCTATAAATATATCGGATGCCGAAAGGGTCCACACAATCAAATCTCGCTTATTAAGGAGAAGTACAATGGGAAACCTCACAAGGTATACGACTGCGGATCTGCCTGCTTTGCTAGATCGCATAAATAGAAACAGTATAGGTATGGATGAATACTTTAATCGTCTGTTTTCGCTGCACGAAACAACGTCTAATTATCCACCATACAATCTAGTCACGGTCAGCAACGTAGAATCGAGACTGGAACTAGCACTAGCAGGATTTAAAAAGAAGCAAGTAAATGTCTACACGCAAGACGGTAAACTCTTTGTCGAAGGGCAAAGAGAAGATGGAGAAACTAACAACGATTATGTCCACAGAGGAGTGGCTCAGAGATCTTTCACCAGATCTTGGACCCTCTCAGATGAAACGGAAGTTAGATCAGTTGTATTTGAGGATGGGTTACTGAGTATTACTCTCGGTAAGGTTATCCCAGAAGCACATAAAAGAAAGGACTGGTTCTGATGTCCTAACTGAGTTTTGCCGTGTTTTATACAAAAGTGTATCACATTGATACACTTAATCTAAATAATTGAGTACTATGCACAGTATCATTATGGCAATCTTAGCAATCTTAGCAACTCTCGCCATTATTGGTTCAGCGACATTCGGAGCATATAAACTAACACCAAAAACAGAATCAAGTATTGATAATGAATTAATTCCCTGGTAATAAATAAAACTGAATATCGTCGCCGCAGAGGGGCAACTGGCAAAATCCAGTTGACGCCCCTCTTTTTTCTTGATATAATGAATGAAAAGGAGATTAATCATGCTTGAATTTGATGACATGGAACTGATGCAACTGAAGTTCTGCATGGATCAAACCAAAAATCAAATGTCCATGGGTGGAGAGATTCGTCGTCACGCCTCTATCACTCAAAAGGTTGAAGACGAGATGGAGAAAAGAAAAGAAAAACGTGGCGCATACACCAAGGAAGATGTGTTGCGTCAACTGGAAGAGCAAATTAAGAAACTGGGAGGTTGATATATGACAATCAAACTGCTTGTACTTAAGTCAGGAGAAGAACTTATCTCTGATGTTGCTGAAATGTCAGTGCCTGGTGAAAGCGATGATGATCAACGGGTTGTAGGGTACTTTCTAAATAGACCTTGTGTTGTTAAAATGAAGAACCCTGGTGTTCTTAATCAAGATAAGAAGACAACACGATCTGGATTTGAAGTTTCTCTTCTTCCATGGATGCCACTATCAGCAGATGAACGGATTCCTGTCCCTGCTGACTGGTTGGTTACAATGGTAACTCCAGTTCAAAAACTAGAAGAAATGTATGTTGAGGATGTATTGAACTATGGAAAACCCGAAGATGATTCGAGTCCTACTGCTAGTGACCAACCAGGTGTTGGTGTCACAGATTGAAGAGGTTGGTGCTGATGTTGGTGAACCAGATTGCAAACTGACCAATCCCTTCGTCTTAAATAGTGATGGGATGTTAGAATCATGGTTGAGCAACGCAACCCGTCAAGATGTTTTTATGATTAGTTCTGATAAGATTCTCACCCTGACTGAACCCACACCCACTCTACTAGAAAAATACGAGGACCTAACAAAATAATGGCACTTTCCAACCAAACACTTGACCATCTGCTTGAAGCAGAATCGCATATGCGAGCTGCAATCAAGTCTGCTGCTGTGAATGAAAAACCCATGGTAGTAAAACATCTTGCAGACATTCTAAATGCAATGGAACAATGCAAGAAGATGAATGAAATCATGGATATGCTAGAAGACAGAAAACCTGGTTCTAGTGGTATGTTCGGTTCTTTTTTTGATGAAGACGAATGAAGTTTTACACTAATGTTCAACTTATTGGAAATCAGTTTTTGGTCCGTGGTGTTGAAAATGGAAGACGATATGAGCACAGAGATGAGTTCTTCCCTACTTTATTTGTAAAATCAAAAAAAGATTCCAAGTACAAGACATTAAGTGGAGAGTCTGTAGAAGAAGTTCATCCCGGTAGCGTCCGTGATTGCCGAGAGTTTTATAAAAGATATGATGAGGTAGATGGATTTGCAATCTATGGAAATGATCGATATATCTATCAATACATCTCAGAAAAGTATCCCGAAGATGAGATCAAGTTCGATATTAGTCAAATTAAACTTGTCACTCTTGATATTGAAACAACTGCTGAGCATGGATTTCCTGATGTAGAATCTGCATCAGAAGAGATTCTTGCGATTACAATTCAGGACTATACTACTAAGAATATTATTACTTGGGGTGTGAAACCTTTTGTTAATAAGCAAAAGAATGTTACTTATCATCACTGTCATACAGAGCATGAACTACTGAACAACTTTATTAGTTACTGGATGCAGGATGTCCCCGATGTGGTGACTGGATGGAACATTCAACTGTTTGATATTCCATATATCTGTAAGCGATTGAATCGTGTCCTTGGTGAGAAACTGATGAAGCGTTTCTCTACCTGGGGTCTTGTGACTGAAGGTGAGATCTATATTCAGGGACGTAAGCAGATTACCTTTGATGTTGGTGGATTAACTCAGCTTGACTACCTTGACTTGTATAAGAAGTTTACATATAAGGCACAAGAGTCTTATCGTCTTGACTACATAGCTGAGGTGGAACTTGGTCAAAAGAAACTAGACCACAGCGAGTTTGATACGTTTAAAGATTTCTATACAAAGGGTTGGCAGAAGTTTATTGAGTATAATATAGTGGATGTGGAACTTGTTGACCGCTTGGAAGACAAGATGAAACTCATTGAGTTGGCACTGACCATGGCATATGACGCTAAGGTCAACTATGCTGATGTGTTTTATCAAGTCCGAATGTGGGACAACATCATTTACAATTATCTTAAGAAACGTGACATTGTTATTCCCCCAAAGAGTAGAGCATCAAAGAACGAGAAGTATGCAGGCGCATATGTCAAGGAACCGATTCCAGGAAAGTATGATTGGGTTGTGTCTTTTGACCTTAACTCTCTTTATCCTCATCTCATTATGCAGTACAACATCTCACCAGAGACCCTACTTGACGAACGACACCCAACGGTTAACGTTGATCGAATCCTTAATGAGGAGATGAACTTTGAGCTCTATAAGAGCAATGCTGTTTGTGCAAATGGTGCGATGTATCGTAAAGATATTCGCGGTTTCTTACCAGAACTGATGGAGAAGATGTATGGCGACAGGGTGATTTTCAAGAAACGAATGCTACAAGCAAAACAAGCATATGAAAAGACCCCGACCAAGGCACTGGAGAAGGAGATTGCCCGGTGTAACAATATCCAAATGGCTAAGAAGATCTCTCTTAACAGTGCTTATGGCGCTATCGGTAATCAGTATTTTAGGTACTACAAACTTGCCAATGCAGAAGCAATTACGCTCTCCGGTCAGGTGTCCATCCGTTGGATAGAACGGAAGATGAATGAGTATCTAAATAAACTGCTGTCTACGAATGATGAGGATTACGTCATTGCATCTGACACTGATTCAATCTATCTTAATCTCGGACCTATTGTTGATAAATTTCTTGCTAATCGCTCTGACGATAAAGCAAAGGTTGTGGAGTTACTTGATAAGATCTGCGAAGACAAGTTTGAACCATACATCGATAAGTGCTATCAGAACTTGGCGACGTATGTTTCGGCATACGACCAAAAAATGCAAATGAAGCGTGAGAATATTGCTGATCGTGGTATTTGGACTGCGAAGAAGCGATATATTCTTAATGTGTGGGACAGTGAAGGTGTTCGCTATGAAGATCCTAAACTGAAGATGATGGGCATTGAAGCAGTGAAGTCATCTACACCAGCACCTTGTCGTAAGATGATTAAGGATGCTCTGAAGTTGATGATGACTGGTACTGAAGAGGATGTGATTGACTTCATTGATAAATCTCGTGCAGAGTTCAAGAGTCTGCCACCAGAACAAATCTCTTTTCCACGATCAGTTTCTGATGTGGTGAAGTACAAATCTTCCTCTGACATCTATAGCAAAGGGACACCCATACATGTTCGCGGAGCACTTCTTTTCAACCATTACATCAAGAAGAATAATCTTGATAATAAGTATTCTCTGATTAAGAATGGAGAAAAGATTAAGTTCTGCTATCTGAAGAAACCAAACATCTTACATGAGAATGTGATATCTTTCATTCAGGACTTCCCCAAAGAACTGAATATTGACAAATACGTAGACTATGACTTACAATTTGAAAAGTCCTTTGTCGAACCACTAAAAGCAATCCTTGATGCGATTGGATGGAACGTGGAAAAAACTGTAAACCTAGAACTCTTTTTCACCTAATGGAACTACCTATCAACGATAAGGAACTTGCTACGATTGTAAGCGCATTGCGTCTTGGTGGTGATGCTGCACTGTATCAAAAACTGAATACTATCAAAGAGATCCGTGAGGAAAATCCTGGCGGGTCATATAAAAAGATTGCTCGCGAACGATTCGGATTTGTACTGTAATGGATTTTTTGAAAGAGATTGTAAAAGAGATTGGCGATGACTACACAAGACTCGCAAGGGATATTGACGACACTGAAAAGTTTGTTGATACGGGTTCGTACATTTTTAACGGACTTGTTTCAGGTAGTATATTTGGGGGTGTATCTGGTAATAAGATTACTGCCATTGCTGGGGAGTCTAGTACTGGAAAAACTTTTTTTAGCTTGGCAGTCGTCAAGAACTACCTTGATGCTAATCCTGATGGGTATTGTTTATATTTTGACACTGAAGCCGCTGTTAATAAGTCTCTTATCGCAAGTCGGGGTATTGACTTAAACCGTTTGGTTGTTGTAAATGTTGTAACAATTGAGGAGTTTAGATCCAAAGCACTGAAAGCAGTTGATATATACTTAAAAAAACCTGAAGACGAACGCAAACCTTGTATGTTTGTGTTAGACTCTCTGGGTATGCTTTCCACAGAGAAGGAGATCACTGACGCACTCAACGACAAACAAGTCAGAGACATGACTAAATCTCAACTTGTAAAAGGTGCGTTCAGAATGCTTACACTCAAATTGGGTCAAGCAAACATTCCTATGATCGTTACGAATCACACCTACGATGTCATTGGCGCTTATGTCCCTACAAAAGAAATGGGTGGAGGCAGTGGACTCAAGTATGCTGCATCTACAATCATCTATCTCTCAAAGAAAAAAGAAAAGGATGGAACAGAAATCGTCGGAAATCTTATCAAGGCAAAGACTGCTAAGTCGCGTTTAAGCAAGGAGAACAAGGATGTTACCGTACGTCTTTATTACGATGAGCGTGGTCTCGATCGGTATTTTGGTTTACTTGACCTGGGAGAGATAGGAGGTCTCTGGAAAAATGTAGCAGGTCGTTATGAGATAGATGGTAAGAAGGTATATGCCAAAGCCATCTATAAAGATCCGGAATCATACTTCACACCAGAGGTAATGGAAAAACTTGACGAAATTGCAAAAGAGGAGTTTAGTTATGGATCATGATCTCGAATATCTCAAGGCAAAAGTACAAGCAGAATCCCCATACAATGATGGATGGACCCGACAATTTTATCAAGAGATAGTTGATAAGTATGAGCACATCAATGATGATCCCCATGACGGATGGTGGTTACGGCCAGAACATCAAGATTCTGAAGACGAGGATAAACGTCAAGAAAGTAATTGAACAACTAAAGAAATATCCTTTGGACTGGGACCATCAGAAACATCTGAAGGACACCCAGTCCTTAGTTGATAGGGGGTATGATGACTTGCCAGTTAGCGCACTTCAACTTATAATGGGTAGTGTCAGTAACGAAAAAGATTTCGTTGGTGATTCTGAGGCGAGTGTCAAAACTCCCGCATATCCACATCATACAGAGATTAGAAAGATCATACGCAAGCATTTTAATAATCGTGAGTTGCATCGGTGCGGATTTCTTTCTCTTCCTGTTGATGGTATGGTTGGGGCACATATTGATGAAGGGACATATTATTTGACCAGGGATAGATATCATTTGTCTATACTTGGTAGATATCAGTATTTTTGTGGAAAGGAAAATGTAATAGTAGAACCAGGAACATTGCTCTGGTTTAATAATAAATTGCCTCATGGAACCGTCAATGTCGGTGATGAGACGCGTATAACTTTTGTATTTGATATGCCCCATGGATAAAGTTGAAATCCTAGTTCTAAGAAATCTTCTTTTTAATGAGAAGTATCTTCGTAAAGTCATTCCTTTCATCAAAGCAGATTACTTTGAGGATACTCAACAGAGGATTGTATTTGAAGAGATTCTGAACTTTGTTACTGAATATAATGAACTATCGACAAAGGAAGTTCTTTGTATTGAAGTGGAGAAGAGACAGGATATAAATGACACTTCCTTTCAAGAGATTACAAAACTGATTAGTTATCTTGAAGAAGTTCCTACTGACTACGACTGGTTGGTAGATACCACAGAAAAGTGGTGTCGAGATCGTGCTATCTACCTAGCACTGATGGAATCCATCTCTCTTGCAGATGGAAAAGATAAGGAGAAAGATCGGGATGCCATTCCAGGTATCCTCTCTGATGCGTTAGCAGTATCCTTTGACTCTCATGTGGGTCACGATTACTTACTTGATTATGAGGCAAGATATGAGTCTTATCACCGCAAAGAAGACAAGATCGAGTTCGACCTTGAGTACTTCAACAAGATTACGAAAGGTGGTCTCCCTAATAAGACGCTCAATATTGCTCTCGCTGGCACTGGTGTCGGTAAGAGTTTGTTTATGTGCCATGTGGCATCTTCAGCACTCCTTAATGGAAAAAATGTGCTATACATCACGCTTGAAATGGCTGAAGAAAAGATTGCAGAGCGAATTGATGCAAACCTTCTCAATGTTCCAATTCAGGAAATAACAGATTTACCTAAGGTGATGTTTGAGAATAAGGTGACAAATCTTGCACAAAAGACACAAGGTACTCTTATAATTAAAGAGTATCCTACAGCATCTGCACATAGTGGACATTTTAAGGCACTTCTTAATGAACTTGCACTTAAGAAGTCATTTAGACCTGACATTATTTTCATTGATTACCTTAATATATGTGCTTCCTCTAGGTATCGCGGAAACAGCACTGTCAATTCATATTCTTATATCAAGGCGATTGCTGAAGAACTTAGAGGATTGGCTGTTGAAGCAAACGTCCCTATCGTTTCTGCCACGCAGACCACTCGTTCAGGTTATGGTAGCAGCGATGTTGAGCTCACTGATACTAGTGAGTCCTTTGGTTTGCCTGCTACTGCTGATCTTATGTTTGCCCTTATTTCTACAGATGACCTTGAGGGACTCGGACAAATTATGGTGAAGCAACTTAAGAATAGATATAATGATCCGACTATCTTTAAACGATTTGTAGTCGGTATTGATCGTGCTAAGATGCGTCTGTATGATTGTGAGCAGTCCGCACAGGAGGATATTCTTGACAGCGGACAAGAGGAGGAGTATAATTATGAGGAACCAAAACCAAAGAAATCATTTGAGGGATTCAAGTTTTCATGAACGGTTACTATTCTGTATTCAATCCCAGAGGTGAGAAGATTGCTGACTGTGGCATAGAAAGAGATGCTCTTAATCTCATCGGTATGAGAAATCGTCGATGGGAAGGACATTACTATACTTTCATTCCTCTACCCGGTGACATCGTTGATGTTTCGCCTGCTAGACAACTGCCAACTCAAGACATCGTTGTTAATATGGACGGTGGTGTTGGTGGTAGTTGGGAAGTTGAATACGTCGAACAACTCCCCAAATCTGATTCTAAACCTATTGATTTAAAATGACTGTAGACACCGAAAAGTATCTTGAATTTGTAAAGGGAGTGACTAGTCCTCCGAGTCTTGATTGGCCTATTCTTGCTGCTCGATTGAGTGAACTTGAGGTCAATGATTGCAATGTAACTCAACTGATGACTGCGGCACTTGGTTTGACTGCAGAGTCTGGTGAGTTCACTGAAGTTGTGAAGAAGATCTTCCTGCAAGGTAAACCTTACAATGAAGATAATGTTTATCACATGAAGCGTGAACTGGGTGACATTTGCTGGTATCTCGCACAAGCATGTATGGCACTTGACACAACCTTTGATGAGGTGATAGAAATGAATGTAGAGAAACTCCAAGCACGGTATCCCGGCGGTGAGTTCAATGTTCATAAATCCGAAAATCGTAAGGAGGGAGACTTGTGATTACTCTCAATCTGGATGTAAAATCTGCTGTTGCGATTAGGCAAGTTCTTTTCCAAGAGCAAAAGATTTATACACACGACCCAGTATGTGTGCCATCACGAATTGTTGAAATTCGTAATGTTATTGTTGATTTAGATGAACAAATTGAGGAGGAACTAAAGAATGAAAGATTATGATCCACTAACTACCGAAGAGGTGAATGAAGCATCAAAAGACTTCTTCCCACTTTTTGATATTGTTCATCGGAACATGCCAGAGAATTGTACAGTCGAAGATACTCTCAAAGTAATGGAGTCTGTATGTAAGTTGGCACACAAGAAACGTGTTGCTGAAGAAATTGCCCACGCACCTTTTGGATTTAACAAGAAAGCAGATGACGGAAACGAATCAGAGACAACCGCAACTGAGTGATTCTTTTGGAGGCACAGTAGAAAAAAACATTCCTGAGAATGTTGAGTGGATTGATGAATGTTTCTACATTAAGAAAACACGCTTCGGTCTATACACTAGTGTTCTTAAAGAACCTCTTGGTCAAAATTTTATTACTGGTGCAACGGAAGAAGGTGTCATCACAATGACAAGATGGCATCTCAAATGTTTGCAAGAAGGAACACTTGGAGATTACACTAAAGTTATTAACAGTGGTGTTGTTAGCGGTAAACTTTGATCCGCTTTTTTTGGGGTTATAGCTCAGTTGGTAGAGCGCCTGCTTTGCAAGCAGGATGTCAGGAGTTCGAGTCTCCTTAACTCCATTCTAAATACTTAAAAAGTATAGGTAAATGGCAACGGACGCTAAAGAAACTGCCAAGCAGGAAAATGGTTCTAGAGTTTACTTTGAGCATGTAATTGAAAAGGGGAGAGAACCTAGTGATCAAATGATGCTCGGTGTTTATGATGGATATGGTCCGGAGTGGAAAGAAACATATAGAAAACAAACTCAAGCACTTAAAAAATATCTAGGTTCTAGTAAGGGATATGAATATTCTAGAGACTCTGGTATTATGCCATTCCTTGAAAATGTTGCAAAGGTTTATTGTGGTGTAAGCGTCAAGGATCGCTGGAATCCAATGGATATAGTTTTAGTGAAAAAAACTAAAAGACAGGTAATCGAGGGAACTGTAAAAGAAATCTTGACCATTGATGGGATGAGTAAGGAGTCTAGACTTTCACTTCTTAATTCATATATGAGAGAACTTTTAAGAGAGAAAGTTCTTGTAGGTGTATCTCTAAAAGCTATTGCTAAGACTAAAAAAACTGCAACATCAGAAGTTGCTAACGCTGGTGGAAAGAGTGTACCAACTGAAGTTGACGTTGTAAAGGGATCGATCAAATGCACTCTGACATTGGGTAGGAAGAAACCATTCTTGTTTGACACTGGTGAACTTGGATTTGATATGGAAACTGCCAAGGGAGGCAAAATTCATGGACAATCTAGAAACTTTCAATACTCAAAGGAAAGGAACTTGGTTCAAACTGATCTCACACCAAAAGGAAAGGATGCTGGTGCTAAACTTGGTAAAGTTTCAAGTGTTGCTCTCGACTCTTTCCTTAATGGCATGGGATTAGAACGTCCAACTTCAGCAGCAAAGCATAAGCATATTCCTCCAGTAGGAAAATGGTCCGAGCAAGATAAGAAGTATTGGGTAGATTTGTATAAAAAACTGGACTCCTCTGGTATGGTTGACTTTGGTGAAGTTGCCGTATATGAAAATAATAAAAAAGTCGGAGATGGTATTGAAGATGTTATTGATTATGCTATAATGTATGAAATGAAAAAAGCGGATAGAAGTTCTGCTGGAAGATTCTCTTCAAAACTTATTGCAATGGAGTGGGCAAATATTTGGGTTAGTATAAGTAAGAAGGGTAAATCAAAGGAATGGTGTACTGCTTTGTATTATGGTGCAAAGAAAGAATTTGGTGATTCTAATGGTCCGTTCTTAAAAATTTACTAAATATTGTATAAGGATTATCAATATAAATGAGAAACTTCTTTCAATTCTTAAGTGAGGCTAAACAGTCT